GTCCAATGTAGCGTCCATTAATTCAGCTTGGTTGTATCCAGTGTAAGACAATGGGTTAGTTACCAAATCATTGATAGATTTACCATCTTCTTCAAGATTAAGTTTTACTAATTCATAAAGATCTAATCCAGCATTCTCTCCAAAGAAAACTAACGAATACTCGTGAGAGATATTCTCGTTAACTTCTAAGAAAGTGTTGATTTCTTTGTGTAATGCAGAGCTAGCGATAGCTTTACCTTTTTCTTTAGTATCTTCATAAGCTACTTTATTCTTAGAAACATTGTAAACTACAGTTTCTTCTTTACCCGGAAGTAAATCAGCATTTGCAATAAGCAATCTTCTATTAACTAAGTCATCAGCTTCAACGAATCCGAAGATTACATTTTGTTGCGCTCCTGCAGGAATCTTCAATAGACTCATCGCTGTAGCATTGAATAATACTCTTCTTGATTTACCTTCTCCTTTAACACCTTCTACTGTAATTACAGCTTGTCCAGCGTATTTCTCATTTGACGTAAAGTCTCTACCTGCTTTTTTAATCGTTCCGAATACTATGTTTATCATAATTCTTTATTTTAATTTTTTTATTACTTTATTTTTTACTCTTGCACATCTGTTCTTGGGCCTTCAACAAATACTGTTGTCCAGTCAATGGTGATGTCATTTTTTTCATCGCTAGTAGCGATACAAACTTTTGCTCCTCGTAAGTGAACTTGTCTGCTTCCAACCAATAGACTTTCTGATGGCATGAAATCAATCATTGTTTTGTTTTCATCTCTGTAAACAAGTCCAATGCTATCTGCCCATGCACAAATACTATCTTTAGTTTTACCGGTAAGATTAATAGACTTCTCAGTAAGTGTCTCTCCATTCTTAGTGAAGTCTTTCTCTTTGATATGTCCAATCATTATTAATGTCTCGCAGAATGGCTCAAAAGATTTCAACATTCTCTCAAATGCTGGTCTAGTCCAAGCGTATCCTGCTCCATTAGGCAATGTTCTTACGTCTGTTCCGGTGTAATTTGCTCCCATAGGAGACTTTTTGTAGTCTTTAACAGCCAATTGACATGCTAAATCCTCTAGTGCCGACAATGTATCAAGAGTGATATACTTGTAAGGCTTTCTTCCATTGTTTGCTTCTTTATCCTCTTTCAAGGCTTTAATAAGCTCTCCAAATTCTGCTAGACTTCTTACCTTTGCGACTGCTGCTTCCACATAGTCTGATCCTTCTTCCATATCCACTATTAACGAATCTTCCAATGCAGATACAATTGTTGTCTTTCCTATCTTAGGAGGTCCAAACAATAATAATCTTTTAGGGTCAATTCTAATAGCAGGCCTTTTCTTTTTTGGTAATATCATAATTCAATTTTTTTTAATTAACCTACTTCTTCAAATTCAACGGCTCCGTCATCTTCTTTTGGTTCATCTTTAGCATGACCAAGAGAATGCATAGCCATAAAAGCTAATTCAATTAAACTGAAATTATTGTAGAAATACTCAACTGCTTTTGACGGAGAAGTTACAGTTTGATTTGTAATCAACTGATTTATCTTGTCAGATATTCCTTGGATCAATCCGGGAACTCCAATTGCAATTCCTATGTCTTTGTTTGAATGGTCAAACACCGGCACTTGCTCTACTACGACTTTTTTCTTTTTTGTTAAAAGATCACTCATTTTTATTTATTTAAAGATTACATAAACATTCCTTCTTGCCATTCAATGTCTCTAAACATTTGAGGCAATTCTAATTCAATCGCCGCGCCTATTGCTAATGCAATATCACGACATTCTTTCTGCGTGTGTTTGTCTGCTCTCACGTTCAAGAATCCTAACAAGTCTCTTAATGTTCCGCTGATATGAATAGTAGTTGTACTAGACATAGGTAGAATCATTCGAGCGCATTCTTTAGCAACTCCAGCATCAATTAACTCTTTATAAAGTCTTTGACCTTCTCTTAAATATTTCTCTATACCAATGGAGGCGTTTGTTATTGCCCCTTCGTAAATTGGCGGATCAAAAACATCTGTACTACTCTGACGATTAGTCGGGTGTTCCATTCTTAGTTCAATTTTCTCATGAGAAGGAATTTCTTCGTATCTCTGAGAAGTCTCTTGAAAGTTGAGAGATCTGTGTCTGAATATCTGTGCAGATATTGCTCGGCTAGTAGTTACTTTAAATCCAAAGAAAATGTGCTGAAGAGGACTCCAATGCTTATGCTTCATTAAGAAAGCAATTAATTTACCATTGTCATCTTTAATAGTTCCATGTCTGGCTACAGCTGCAATAATCTGAGCTCCATCGAGGTTGACATAACTATTTACGCCAACACTCTTGGAAATTAACTCAGCAACCATTAGTTCAATATCTTCTCGATATTAGCAATGATCTTCTGGTTGTTAGTTTTAATAGAAGCTAACAAAGCAATATCCGATTCAATACCAGCAATTTCAGTAGCCTTTTTAGATACTTCTCTTGTTGCTGATTCGTTGATATTCTTCAATGTTTCTAATGTTTCATTGAATGCGCTTAAAGCCTTTATGGACTTAACGTGCAATCTGTTTGGGTTAGTGCCAAACAGAAATTTAAAGATTCTCTTCATTTTTTTGTTTTATTTATTATACATTTTTACTTTGAAATACTCTGCTAAAAAATCATTTGACGCTCCGTGATTAGTCGATCCTTCATTGTCAGTAAGACTTCCTCTTGATTCAGATCTATATATTTTGCCTTTAGTGTAAACTACTTCACCAGCACTACCTTTCATTACTACATCTCTAATACACAAGAACACTATTCCGGGAACAGCTATTATTTCTTTTCCTACATTGACGAATCCTAAATCTTTCTCAAGTCTTTTCTTGAACATCAGTCTTGTTTTTAGTGTAATGATACATCCAGAACATGCAGTTACACATTATGTGTCCGATATGATAGAGTCCTGACTCAGGATCTCTGACTTCTCCGTCAATTAATGACGCTAAGTGTCGTTGCATACTATCTGTAATCTCTTTCAGGTCTAAACCAATCTTCCAGTTATCCGGGGCGTATTTTTTAGCACCAAACATTAGCACTTCTACCATGCATTCTACAGATTTAAAGTGAACTAATGACCACTTAATTTTATCTATATTAAACCGCTGGCTCTTCAATTGCTTCTGTTTGAGGAGTTTTATCTTTCAAGTCTGTCAAGAATTGAATGATTTCAGAAGAAACAAACTGGAGGTCTTCAACTTTATCTTCTTCAATTCCAAACATGTCTCTTACAAGTTCTCTTTTTACAAAGCAGTAAGTTCCAGTTCTATTAGCTTCTGATAAGCTGATCTTGTCAGTACCATCATTTTGGTTGTTCACCTCAATAAGTGCTACATAACCATTGGCTAGTTTCTCTACTGCTTCCGGGCCATAAGCTAACCCTAAGAAATTGTCCTTCTCAAGAGTATCTTGCATTTTTTTATCGAGGATTACTAACTCAGAATGCTTCTCTCCTGTAATTGGACATACATTATAACCCATACCTACGTGTGATTTTTCACTCATGCTTCTTATTTTTTACTTGTTTTTTAAACGTTTTTACTCTTTTTTTTTCTGCATCTGTTAAGTATTTCCTACTTACTAGATACATGATTGGTGGTCGATGAAACCCATCCATTATTGAGAAACAATATAACTTCATACTAATTTTATATTAAAAAGGGAGTCAATTTTGTCTAGTAGTTTCTCCGTCATTACTGGATCTTTGTATTCAAACATGGACTTACGTCCTGAATGAAATATAGTCAACCTGCCTTTAGAGCAGATGTAGTATTCTTCTATTGTACTCAATTTAATCTTCTTAGAGCTTCCTTCTAGTGAAGTCTTAAAGTCTTTGAATTCAATAAATTCTGACCTAGATTTTAATTTTAACTTTGAAACGTCACTTTCCATAATTAACTTCCGAATCCTGTACTAACTCCTAGTTTCTTAATTGGAGTCCCTGTTCTGCCTAATAGCTTATCTGCAGCTTCATAAAACTTAATCAATTTCTGTGATTCATTTGGCAATGGCAATTCTTCAAATCTATTACTTGCTCCGTCAAACAGCATGTGAACATACTTATTAGGAGGGCCAAATCTATTTTTAAGAATCTTAATCGCTCTAAATGAATCTCTGAACCTCTTGATGTCATAATCATGATAGTCTTCAAAGCCATATCTATCAGGAGAATATACTCCTAATACAATCTTAGCATCACGCTGGATCTCCTTATTATTAGCAAAGTTGCTTAATGCAGGTTCTGTTTTTTTAACGATACTATCGCCTTTGTTAGTAAATTGTTCTTTTTCTCCTGACTGCTCTTGCTGAATCACATTAACTACAGCCCAGTTCCAGTGCTTAGTCAATTGCTTTAAAGCATAATCAGTACTCCACTTCGCCATCGTCTGATGTTGAGTCATCATGTTGCCAGTAACTTTATCCTTTTCAGGAACAAGTAAGCTTAAATGGTCAACTACAGCAATTGTGATCGAGTGTGGATCATTGGGCTCATAATGCGAATATACTTTAACCGTTTCAGTTTCTGTAGATCCATCATGCTTTGTTTTAATAAACTCACGCTCTTCATAAACATGTCTACCATTCTTGTCAGCATAATCTCTACAGTATTTATAGATTCCTGTCGCGTTATACACTGAGTCTACAATCTCAACTGATTCTAACAACTCTTCAATATCATCCATGTGGACTTCAATTAATTTCATTGAAGCTTCATCTAAAGCATTTACTCTAAAACCTTGCAAAGTAAGAAGGTCTAACTTGATTCCCTTGCTTGAGACATAATTACAAATCATTGTATCTATGAACTCTTGCTTACTTTCCTCAAGTGCAAAGTAGAATATCTTTATATTGATATTGTTTCTTCTTGCGTATTCTAAAGGCTCTCTGACGGCTAAAGCCTTTGTTACTTGAGTCTTACCAACTCCGGAGCCTGCAGTAATCATTGTTATCATTCCTGGCACTATGCCTGGAACTGAAGCGGCTAATTTAGGATAGCTTTCAAATGGGATGCAGAATATTCTTCCGCTTTCTTTGTCAGCCTTAATTTGCCGTAATTCTTGAACTCTTTGGAATACCTTCCCATCTTCTCTCTTTCCTGTCATTTTCACTCGCTTTTACAACCAATCTTCACTTGAATAGTTGTCGTTAATCTCTTTGTTTTCAGTGATTAAATGTGCGAATTTCTCATGAAACCCTTCATTTAACCATCTTGCAGCTTCAACCATGTATTCCAAATCACCTGACTTTTTCTTATCAGCAACTTCAGCTTTAAGAACTTCAATTGCAAAGAGCTGTTTCTCAATGTCTTTTTTAAACACTAATTCCCATTTCTTTCTCAATCTTTGTCCAAGAATAGTTTCTGCAGATGAAGGGCTTAATGCTCTACTTCCTCCGTCACGCTTCTTAACCATAGTCG